ACGATTAACTATCCTGGTTTCGCAGGTGGTGATCCTGAACTTACATCGTTCATGGTATCTGCTGCTTCTTTGCCAGGATCAGTAATGGGCGAGATTCTCGTTCCGTTTCGTGGTCGTCAGTTGAAAATGGCAGGTGATCGTACATTCGAACAGTGGACAACTACAATTGTCAACGACACGGACTTTTCAGTTCGTAACGCAATTGAGCGTTGGATGAACCAGATCAATCAGCATAGACAAAATACAGGGTTGACTAATCCAATTGAATACGAAGCAGACCTTAGAGTCGATCAATTGGATCGTTCAGGTGCGAAAATCAAATCATACATTTTCCGTGGGGCATATCCTGCGAACTTGTCTGAAATCGCTCTCGATTATTCTTCAAACGATATCATCGAGAACTTTACCTGCACATGGTCATATCAGTATTATGAGTCTGATACAACCAGCTAAATAAAAAAGTACAGGGGGGCTGGGGTGTCTCAGTCCCCTTTCATTTTAATGAGGATTTGAAATGGCAGAACAAGAAGGTCTTAGTCTTTTTGGTTGGCAATTAACTAAAAAGAAAAAAGAGCAAGAAGAAAAAGAAAAACTTCCTTCGATAGTTCCACCTCGTGATGACGAGGGAGGTAGTTATGCCACTGCGTCGGGTACTCACTATGGGCAGTATCTGAATCTAGACGGTGATGACTCTAAAGACAACTATCAATTGATTATGAAATATCGCGGAAATGCGATGCATCCAGAAGTTGATAATGCTATTGAAGACATTGTGAATGAATCGGTCACTGGAAGTGAAATGGAGCAAACACTTGATATCAATATGGATGATGTCCAAGCTCCTGACAGAATCAAAAAAGCAATTAAAGAAGAGTTCGATTATATCTATGGTCTTTTGAATTTCAAAGAACTTGGTCACGACATTTTCCGTCGCTGGTATGTGGACGGACGTTTATATCATCATCTTATTCTAAACGAATCTAATCCTAAAGAAGGTATTTTAGAGGTTCGTCCTATTGACTCTGCAAAAATGCGTAAGGTCAAAAAGGTTAAATACAAAAAAGATCCGCAGACTGGTGCTAAAATTGTAGATAAGACTGAAGAATTTTTTATCTATCAAGAAAAACCAGGGCAATCTACTAACGGAATTAAGATGACTCTTGATTCAGTCAGTTATGTGACTTCTGGATTACTCACAGAAGATCGTAAAAAAATTGTATCCCATTTGCATAAAGCATTGAAACCGATTAACCAATTGCGTATGATGGAAGACGCATTGGTAATCTATAGACTCGCTCGTGCACCAGAACGCAGAATTTTTTATATTGATGTCGGCAATTTACCTCGCGGTAAAGCAGAACAATATATGAAAGATATCATGGCCAAGTATCGTAATAAACTTGTCTATGATGCTGCAACTGGTGAGATCCGAGATGATCGTAAACATCAGTCTATGCTTGAAGATTTTTGGTTGCCTCGGCGAGAAGGTGGTAGAGGAACAGAAATTACCACACTTCCTGCAGGCGAAAACCTTGGACAAATCGAAGACGTTATATATTTCCAAAAGAGAATGTATCGCTCTTTAAATGTTCCACTTTCTAGATTAGATACAGATGTTGCTCAAGCATCTAATTTCTTAGGAAGATCTACTGAAATCAATCGTGATGAATTAAAATTCCAAAAGTTTATTGATAGACTTCGTATGAGGTTTTCGCATCTTTTCTATGGTATTTTGAAAAAGCAATTGATCCTCAAAGGTATTTGTACTGAAGAAGATTGGGAAGACTGGAAAAACGATATTACTGTAGATTATGTTCGCGATAATCATTTCGCTGAACTGCGTGATAATGAGATGCTCCGTGAAAGAGTACAAACTCTTGATATGGTATCTAATTATGTTGGTGAATATTATTCAAAAGAATGGGTTCAGAAAAATATTCTTATGCTTTCTGATGAAGATATTGAAAAAATGAAAAAAGAAATAGAAGGTGAAGAAGAAGAGGTTCCTGAAGAAGAACCAGAACAGGCTCCTCAACAAGCACCTCAAAAATTTGAACTAAAACCTGTGTCGGGTGATGATGAACAACAAGGAGATGAAAAGTGAGTGAATTAGCTCAAGAATTGATTCAGCAAGCATTGGATCAAGATTTCAATAAAGCGAGTAAAACATTTGGTGATATTATGTCAGTTAAAGTTCAAGACGCTTTAGATCAAGAAAAAATTAGATTAGCAGATCAAATCTATAATGGAGCAGATCCTGATGGAGAAGATGATGATGACATCATGGGGGATGAGGATGGTGACGACCAGCTCGAACTTGACCTTGAAACAGAGGGCGAGTCTGAGTCGGAAGAAGAGGATGATGAGGAAGATGAATTCACCGATGAGGATGAAGAAGACGACTATGATGATGAAAACTCATAATAATAATTGATTTAATCTAAAAAATAATAATATTATAAATAAAGGTTAGAAATGAAAACGTTCGCTAATATCCGTGAATTAACTGGAAGGAAACCTTCAGGTTATCTGCAATTAAATAAAATTGTAGGAAAGTTTCGGGTTCAAGTTTATAAAGAACCAAACGGATATGTTGCTTATGTTGATGGCGATAGACTGGATGTTTATAAGTCAAAAGCAGAAGCAGAAAAAGCGGCAACTGAATTTATAAAGGCATTATAAAAATGAAACTGATTGCAGAATATACCGATCAAAATTTATCTTTCTTAAAAGAACAAGATGAAAAGGGTGACAAGAAATATGTCATTGAAGGTATTTTCATGCAAGCAGAACAAAAGAATAGAAACGGTCGGATCTATCCTAGAGTAGTTATGGAAAAAGCACTTGGCAAATATGTCAATGAGCAGGTTTCTAAAGGTAGAGCGGTGGGTGAATTGAATCACCCTGAAGGTCCGACAGTTAATCTAGATAAAGTTTCTCACAAAATCGATTCGCTTCAATGGGAAGGAAACGATGTTGTGGGTAAGGCGACTATTTTGGAAACTCCTATGGGCATGATCGTTCGCGGTTTGCTCGATGGCGGTGTTCAACTTGGCGTCTCGACTCGTGGTATGGGGTCTCTTGAAAATCGTGGTGGCACTATGGTTGTAAAACCAGACTTTCTACTCAATGCAGTAGATATCGTTCAAGATCCATCTGCACCCTCAGCTTTTGTTAATGGGGTTATGGAAGGTGTAGAATGGGTATGGAATAATGGCATCATAGAAGCAAGAGAAATTGAAAAAATGGAGACAGAAATTAAGAAAGCTCCACGTGCCGATCTCTATGAGACACAGGTTCGTGAGTTTAAGAATTTCCTCTCGTTACTTAAATCTAACATGTAGGGAGTCAATAATGACTGATGAAAATAAAATCGAAGATCAGGAAGTTGAACTCCATGACGAAGTAACAGACGAAGTTGTGGAAGAAGGAACTCACGATCCAAAAAATGCACCTGCGCAAGCTGTTGCTGCTGCCGATAAAGCATCTGATGCTACTGGTACAGCACCAAAACGCAAAGGTGACCAAACAAAACAAGATCCAATGCCTAAAACCAAAGGTGCTCTTATGGCAGCAATGGTTTCAAAAATGCAGGGCATGAATAAAGAAACACTGATGGCAATGTACAAAGCCGAAGGTTTTGAAAGTGTTGAAGGTGAAGCAATTGCTGAATCTCCAGTACTTGACTATCAGGCAGATTTCTCTCAGGATCTAAATGCTCTTGTTGCCGAAGAAGCAACACTTTCAGATGAATTTAAGTCTAAAGCAGAAACAATCTTTGAAGCTGCTATTAAGTCTAAATTGTCTGAAGAGATCGATCGGTTGGAAACCAAGTACGAAGAAGAACTCGCTGAAGAAGTTTCTACTACTAAAGCAGATCTTGTAGAAAAGGTTGACACTTATCTTAACTACGTTGTCGAGCAGTGGATGGAAGACAATCAGGTCGCTATTCAATCTGGTCTGCGTTCAGAAATTGCAGAGAAGTTTATGAACTCTCTGAAAGATCTGTTCACAGAATCATATATTGAAGTTCCTGAGTCTAAAGTCGATCTGGTTGATCAACTTGCTGAAGAAGTTGAAGAACTCGAAGCAACTTCTAACGAAGCAATCGCAAAGAACTTTGCACTTCAAGAAGAACTGGAAATGTATAAGCGTGATGCAATCATCCGTGAACATGCTTCAGGTCTAGCTGAAACGCAAATCGAAAAACTTAAAGATTTGGTATCTGAAGTAGATTTCGAAGACGATGATACTTTCGCTAAAAAAGTATCTACTGTTAAAGAATCATACTTCACCAAAAAAGTATCTGAGTCTGCTGACATTGAAGAAGACGATGACGGTGAATCCGTTGTAGAAGCTTCTGGTTCAATGGCTCAGTATCTTCAAGCAATCCAAAAGACAAGTAAAAAATAATTGGGAGTCCAAAAAATGAATACAGTCTCATACGACGCATTGATGGAAAAATGGGCACCTGTACTGAACGAAGAGTCAGCAGGCGTTATCCAAGATTCACATCGTAAAGCAGTTACAGCTGCTATCCTCGAAAACCAAGAAATCGCCCTTCGTGAAGAAGGTATGATTTTTGAAAACAACACAACTACTTCAGCAACTGCTGGTACAACTGCAAACTGGAACCCTGTTCTGATCGCACTTGTACGTCGTGCAATGCCTAACTTGATGGCATACGACATCTGTGGTGTTCAGCCTATGTCTGGTCCAACTGGTCTGATCTTCGCAATGAAGTCACGTTACCAGAACACTAAGTCTGGCACATCTGCAAATGCTGAAGCACTGTTTGATGAAGCAAACATCAACTACTCAGGTGATTCAGGCACAACTGCAATGGAAGCAGATCCATCAGGTATGGGTTCAGCACTTGACGGTGACGGTGACTCAACAATTGCCGATTCATTGGGTGATCCACTTGCTAACCTTGACCTGTATTCAACTCCAGAAGCTGAAGCTCTTGGTGTTGCAGGCGGCGAGCAGTTTGCAGAGATGGGTTTCACCATCGAAAAAGCAACAGTGACTGCAAAGTCACGTGCTCTGAAAGCTGAGTACACTCTGGAACTGGCACAAGACCTGAAAGCAATTCATGGTCTGGATGCTGAAACAGAGTTGGCGAACATTCTCTCAACTGAGATCATGGCTGAAATCAACCGTGAAGTGGTTCGTACTCTTAACTCTCAGGCAAAACTGGGTGCACAAACTTCTAACACTGCAATCAATGGTATCTTCAACGTACAGACAGATGCTGATGGTCGTTGGTCAGTTGAGAAGTTCAAAGGTCTGATCCTTCAGATCGAGCGTGAAGCAAACGTGATCGCTAAAGAAACTCGTCGGGGCAAAGGTAACTTCATGATCTGTTCTTCAGACGTGGCTTCTGCACTTGCTGCTTCTGGCATGCTGGACTATGCTCCTGCAATGTCAACTAACCTGAACGTTGACGATACAGGTAACACCTTCGCAGGTGTACTGAATGGTCGTATGCGTGTCTACATTGACCCATATGCATCAGCCAACTATATCAACGTCGGTTATAAGGGCACAAACCCATACGATGCAGGTGTATTCTATTGCCCATACGTACCACTCACAATGGTTCGTGCGGTTGGTGAAAACACCTTCCAGCCAAAAATCGGCTTTAAGACTCGCTATGGTATGGTCTCTAACCCATTCGTGGGCACGACACCTTCAAGCGGTCTTGCTAATCCTAAGAGCAACCAGTACTATCGTATCATGCGTGTGGACGATATTCTCGGTTCCTAATAAAAATAAAAAAATAAATAAACTGGGAGGGGTTCGCCCCTCCCTTTTTTAACATCTTTTTATTATAAATAGTACCATGACAACACTAACAGAAAATTTTAATTATCTTCAACCGACCAGTTTTAAATTGGTGTTGGATAGAAAGAATTATCCTAATTTAGAATTCTTTTGCCAAAACGTGACACATCCAGGACTAATGATGCCAGCAACGGAATTACCTATCCGTCGTATGCAATCTATTCCTTTTCCGGGAGAATCACTTACTATTAATGAACTTTCCTGTAATATTCTTTTAGACGAAAATATGGAAAGTTATACTGAAATGTATAATTGGATTCGTAGAATTCAAGTTACAGATCAAAAAGGGCAGACATTTTTGCAAAAGGGAACAGAACCCCCAACATATGCAGATATCACCCTTTCCATATTATCAAGTCATAATAATATGACAAAACAAATAAGATATATTGATGCTATGCCGACTGCTCTTGGTGATATAACATTTGAAGCAACTTCTACAGGAACAGAATTTATTGTATTCAATGCATCATTCAGATTTAGTTATTTTAAATTGGTTTAGGGGTTGTAAATGCCAGAAAGTAAGTCAAGAAAAATTGCAGGTGCTTTTAATAATGTAGGAAATGATGCAATATTAAAAACAGGCAGATCAACTGATATTGTAAAATCTACAGCAACTATTCCAGACCAAGCAGAAACTGTAATTGATACAATTGACGGAAATACAGTTAGGGCATCAAAATATACTATTACTGCGCAAACATTAGGTGATAGTGATCACCAAGCGCAAGAAATTCTTTTAACGCATAATGGTACAACAGCAACTTTGACTTCTTATGGTACTTTGTTGCATGGCGATAACACTATTGTCACATATGATACAACTATAGATTCTTCTACAGGAACAATCAGCCTATTAGCGGCACCAGACGCAGCTGTGTTCGGTTTGAAGTTTTCTATTGAAAGATCTGATGTAAAAACAGTATAAATAGTAACAAAGGGAAGAAAATGGCAAAATCGGCATTCAGAGTAGAAGATGGATTAATCCCAGGACATACTTCAAATGATCTTGGTCACACGGCGGCAAAGTTTAGAGATGTCCATATTTCTAGAAATACCAACGTCGGTAACAACTTATCTGTAAGCGGTAATACAACAACAGATGGATTGACTGCTAATGGTACTACTATTCTTCCTAATTTTTCTGGTGGTGGTGGAGGCGGTGGTGGTGTCACCATCGCTCAATCAATAGCATTTGCAATCGCATTGGGGTAAAGCATGTCTAAAAAAATTCTAGCAACAAACTATACTATTGATGCTGATAGTGATAGAATCACCGTAAAAGGTTTTTATCGTGCAGAACAGTTTCAGTTAATTACTGATGTGAATCCTGAAACAGGTGGAACTATCTTATATAATTTCGCCGATGGTACAAAAGGATACAAATCTGTTACTTTTGATGATGTTTCAGAAACTACTACGATTCAATTAGAAACTGATCTCTCAGCATACGGAATTAATGATAGTTCTTATATTCAAATTATTGTTGATCACCCTGAAGTGGAAATGGAAGTTTCTGATGCGCTTCTTGATCCAGTACATAAGATTCGTGTTTCTACTCCAGAAAACCTTATTGATACTGACTTTGAATATGGACTTCAACCTACAAAATGGGAAACGCTAGAACTTTCAAACAATGTCCCTTCATTTTATGTTGCTGACGGTGATACCGCTCTTTCTATTGTAAATAGTGTTGCTGCTGTAGAAGGTTCAAATACAATTAAAGTGGAATGTACAGACGCACATAATCTTGTAGTCGGCACTCCTATTGATGTTTCTGGTTTGGATTTCCGAACAGCAGAAGGTAAATTCCTTATCACGCAAGCAGACAGTAACAATTTTTATTATAGAGCAAATGCTCCTATGACTGTTACAGGAGCTATTGGTTCACTTTATACAGCAATCACTCCTGGTTCTTTTTATGCTGGTTCTCAAATTCCTTATGAATTAGATTCAGGATTGACTACAGATAATCAAGATTCTTCGAAAGTTACAATATCAACTGGTGGATATCATGGATTTGTTGAAAACAATCAATTTTATCTTGTAAACACTGTTGCATCAAAAGGTTTGAAATTCTCTAAAACAGGACTTGCTCCGGATAACAGAGGATACATTGATCCCGCTGAAAATATTCAAACTACATTAAATAACATAGATTTATCTTTAACAAATACAACTCAAATTCGTGGACATTATTCACATTATTTTAATGCTGCAGATATTGATGTAGCAAGCAATACGATTAACTGGCCTGGTCATAATTTATATACAAATTATTGCCTTCTTTATAATCCACCTGCAGGTGGAGCACAAATAGGTGGACTTAATAGATTTGATATCTATTATGTTATTAGAGTTGATCAGGACACAATTAGATTATCTACTTCTAGATCCGGATCTGCTATAACTTTCACAAGTGCTGGTGACGATAGTTATGCTAGACATTCACTTCACTTGGTTTATGAAGTTTATAGATCATACAAAGCATATCAAAACAGTTACACTTACCATTATTTCAACAATTTCTATTTGGGAGGAAACGAATCTGGTTATGATAGAAGACAAGTATATGATGGTACTTATGGATTAGGATCTGGAAACCCATATGGTGTTATGATGCTGGTTCGCGGTTACAACTATCCTGGTGACGGTGCTAGATGGTTGGATTATTATAGACCTGAATATCATCAATATAATACTGCTTATGGAGCAAATCAAACATATTGGAGAATACCTGAATACGATCCATCTGCAGCTACAAATGAACCATCTAGATGGAATCCACTAGAAGATTTCACAAGATTCCAAAATTATAACTGGCAGTCATACTGGTATCTTTATAATGGTTCTGCTTATTTGCGGATGCAAACATATTATTATTCTGGAACTTACAACTATACATGGGGTTCTAACAGAAGAATTTTTGCATTCCCGTTTAATTTAGATCAAGAAGCAGATACTTTTTATGCTCCAGATCATGGTTTGGTTTCTGGACAAACTATTGATTTTAGAACACTTTCTGGAGATGCTCCTAGAATTTCAAATGCTACTACTACCATAAACGCAGCAAATGCTAATACTGATCTAGCAGACGGAACATATAGTATTGATGCTCCTTCAACAGATAGATTCAGAATTTCAGGAAATAGAATTGTTCAATCGAAAGGCGATAGTGATAACGCATATGAAATTATCGCGAATGTAAAAAATGAAACAGCAAATAGTTTCTATATTGAAGATCATGGTTTGATTGATGATCAAGAAGTGAAATTTACTACTGTAGGTTCTCCAACTGTTCCTTCACAAAATTCTGGAAATTTATCACCGAATTGGCAACCAAATACCACAGGAAATAATGTTATCGCATTTAAATCTATGGATGATTATTTATCCACAGCGGTTCCTGCGATTCCAAATCAACTTGATTTCTTAACTTATAATCATAACGGTTCATCAAACCTTTTGATGCAATATGGACAAAACACTAGTGTAACTCCTGTTGATTATGTTAATACATGGTATACAACTTCTTATTTCGAAGTCAGAAAAGATGGTACTCGTGTAACATATGGTTATCCTAGTTCTACAGATTTGCAGTTGAAAAATTTCAACAGAGACACACCATTCAATTTGTTTACTTCGCAATCAGCTGATCTTAAATCTTATGGTTTATCTAGACTTGCTACACCATGGCAACAAAATACATTTATTCCTTACTATGTTGATATGACTTTCGGTAATAGGAACATGCATAATAATGCTACCAATACGACAGATTATTGGAGATTTTATAATTATTCATATATTGACTGGAGATATAGCCCTTCAATCTCAAGTAGTATATATCAAAGAAGATCTATGGTTGCCACTTCTTCTGGAGACACTTATGGTTATGGTTATTCTATAACTTATGGTGAATATAGTGCTTATTCATTATGCCAAATCAATATCAGTTTCACTAATTTGACAAATTGGCCATATTACAATAGCACATATCATTACAATTACAGTTATGGTAATAATAGATACAGAGTCCATTATGATTTCGGTTATTACAAAGACGATATCAATGTAAGACTTTGGTTCATGGGTAATCAAAACATGAACTATACAAATCCTATCAGTTTGATAGAAGGAATGATTAATGCGTTTGATGCTGGATTTATTTATGCTACTATCGCTGATGGAGAAACTGTAAACGCAAAAGTCATTAACAATAATCGTTTCAGTCTGAGTAAGAATAGTGCTAACATTGACTTTACTGACAGCGGTTCTTCAATTGATATAAACAATTATCTTAAATTTACAGTTGAAGAAGTTGCAGGAGCAGTTGATGGATCATATAGTGCTGTCGATGTTACAGATGATACTATCGTACTTCAAACACCATTCGAAATTGGGGGAAATACAGAATCCCTAAAGGCAGATAGTGTAGACGGTGACTATATCATCCCGATTACTGGTGGGCATCCATTCCTTTCTGGAACAAAGGTTAATTATTCAGCAGATTCTGCGTTACCAGGATTAACAAATAATACTGATTATTATGTTTTTGCTGTAGACGATAATCACGTTCAATTGATGTCAGATTTGCAAGATGCGATTGCTGGTAGTAATCCTCTTACTGTTGGAACAGATTCTGCTAATTCAGTTCATACTATTACCACAAATTCAGTTGCTGGTAGAACATTAGCATCTGGAACTGTATCAGCAACTGCTGGTTCTAAAAACATCATTGGATCTCAAACACTCTTTAAGAGGTATTTCAAATCTGGAGATAAAATTTTCATCAAGGATGATTCTACCGATCCGGGAAGATTGTATGAATATACTGTAGCAACTGTTTCAGACGATGAAAATATGCAGTTGTCGAGTGAAGCAATTACGACTGGTGAAGAATTAAAACACTTTGTCGTGACGAATGTTTATGTAAAACCAGACGGATACTCTGTTCATAGACCGTTTGACGGTGGTGTTGAAATTGGCGCAGGAACTGCACCTTTTTCTCAAATTACTCGCCAGACTCGTAAGTATTTCAGATATCAGTCTGGTAAAGGTATTCAAACATCACTTGCTATTAACTTTAATCCACCTGTTATCTTAGAATCTATCACTTCTTCTGGTACAACTATTAGGTGTAGAACTAAATATCCGCACAGATTATCTGCCAGTTCAGAAATTGTAGTTTCCAATTCTTCTGACGAAGCATATAATGGGTCATTTACTGTTGCTTCAATTGTAGATGATTATAATTTCACATATACAGCAACATCTACTCCTTCTACTTCAATTCCAAATGGAATTATTCAGTATAATGTGGTCAACTATTCAGGTTCTTATTTAAGAGCAGGTATGTTTGATAATCAAAACGGTTTCTTCTTTGAATGGGATGGTACAGTTCTTCATTGTGTAAGAAGATCATCAACTACTCAGTTGTCTGGGACTGTTCGTGCTGAAAAGAATAATAATTTGATTGTTGGTACAGGAACTAACTTCAGTGGTCAGTTAACTGCTGGTGATAAAGTTGTTATTCGTGGTCAAACATATAAAATCGTTAAGATCACAAGTAGATCTGAAATGTATATACAACCACAATACCGTGGAGTCACTGCTGATGGTATTATCTTAACCAAAACTATCGACCTCAGAATTCCACAAGATGACTGGAATTTGGATAGGTGTGACGGAACTGGTAAAGAAGGATTTGTGATCAATACCAAAAAAATTCAAATGGCGTATATGGATTATTCTTGGTATGGTGCTGGTAAGATTCGTTTCGGTTTCAAAGATAGAAAAGGTCATGTAAGATACGCTCATGAATTTATCCACAATAATAGGTTGGATGAAGCATATATGCGTTCTGGTAACTTGCCTGCAAAATACGAAATTGAAAATGATCAAAATCCTACATATGCACCAACACTATTCCACTGGGGTACATCGGTCATTATGGATGGTACATTTGATGATGATAAGGCATATCTGTTTACTGCTCCTTCTAAGACTCTTACATTCTCAAACGGTCAAGCTGTTACTGCTACTTCTGCTGGCAGTTCATCACTGATCGCTAGATACAATAGATCAAAGAGAACATATGATTGGTATGTAAGAATTCCATTTAATACTTCAGATGCATCAAAGTTTTCAACTGGTACAAAACTTTATACTGCTGGTCTTGAATTAAATGGAGAAGAAGTAAACTATACAGATTATGGTAATGGGCAATTCCGAGTTCACATTTATGTTCAAGATGGATGGTCTCAGCCAGGATCTTATCCTGTTGTAAATTCTTCGACTGTAGTTAATATCGGTCAACCTGCTACAGGAGGAAATGATATTCAACTTGGTACGGATACTATTCCTCTTGTATCACTAAGACTCGCACCTTCTGTTGATAATAACTTGACTGGTAATCTCGGGGAAAGAGATATTATTAATAGAATGCAGTTAAAATTGAACGAAATCGGTTTGATTCTAACTCACGATTGTGAAGTTGCTCTTATTCTAAACGGTGATATCAGTACGGTTCAGTGGGAAAATGTTAAAGCACCTTCTCTTTCTCAGTTGATTAAACACGATGCTGGTGATCAAATTACTGGTGGAACAGAAGTGTTTAGTTTCCGTGCGGCAGGTGGTGCAGATGGTTCATCAAATACTTCCAACTTCTCACTTGGTGATTTGATTGATATGGGTAACAGTATTCTTGGCGGTGACGGTATCTTCCCGAATGGGCCAGATATTTTGACGGTTGCTATTCGAGTTCAAGATACATCTTCGATTAATGCAACTCAACCATTTACTTCTAGTTCAAGGATTACTTGGTCAGAATCACAGGCATAAACCTATGTCTACTCTTAGAGATAGAATAAGAATTTTAGGTAGAACAGCAAACTCAAACACGGATAGACTTCCGTGTTTGACTGAAGTTGATGGATCAACTACTGTAATCAAAGGATTATCAAAAGTTTCTTCTTTTGATTTACTTTCAGAATTACTGAATTATGATGCTGATTCTTCAGAAAGAGCATACGTTAAAGAAAATAACACTTTATATTTTTGGGATGGCGATGATTGGAACAATATAGGACTTTTGAATACAAGCATTTCATTGTCTTTAGATAGTGATCAATATTATATAAATCCATCACAAACTAGCACTACCATAACAGCGACTGGTGTTGATCCAGAAGAAGTTCCTCTCACATATAATATAGAATTTTCACCTTCCAATATAGTTGATAGTGCTATTGATTATTCATTGAACGGTAATGTATTTACAATATCTAAAAAAGAAGGTGCAAGTGGAATTAAAACTGCCGATATATCTGTATCAGCATCAGACGGTGTTAATGTTGCTATAGATACAGCAACTCTCAATATTACTATTGAATCAATTGTTAGTATAAATCGATCACATTCTTCTATAAATGAAGGTTCTTCAGTAACATTCACTTTGAATACTCTTGGATATACAAACGGTTCTACCATACCATATACCATAACAGGAGTCACGAGTGCTGATATTAACGGTGCTTCTCTTACAGGCAATTTCACTGTAAACAATAATCAAGCAACATTAGTTCTTACAGCGACAGAAGATCAACTTTCAGAAGGAACAGAAACAATCACGGTATCTGTTGATGAAGGAAATAATGGTTCAGCATCTAATACTTGTTCTATTTCAGATACTTCTAGAGCAATTACTTATGATTGGTATAGTTTTTCTTCATTTGGTCCAAATGAAGGCGATACGTTTACATTTACTGCTAGAGTGTACAATAGTTCTGAAACTATGTATTGGTCATTTAGTGGAACAAATGATATGTCACCTTCAAGCGGTACATTGTCTCCTGGTACACTGACACAACAAGGTGATGATTATTACTACAATCATTTCGGTACAGCAACTGTTACTGCTGATTTAACAACTGAAGGTAATGAAACATTCACTTTGTATTTGAGAAGTAATAGTACATCTGGAACCTCTAGAGATACTCAATCAATTACTATTCAAGATACATCAACTACACCCCATAATGTACAAGCCAGTGCGGATACTCTAAGTAATACTGGAATTGGTGTAAGTGAAAAATTTGGACAAAGAGTCGCGATAGGTACAGACGATACTCATATGTTAGTTTCCGCATATGCGGATAATACTAACAGTGGAAGTGTTTATTATTATCAGAATAGGGTTTATCAAAGTACAATCACCGCACCCACTTCTGGTACATATGGGAAAAACCGAACCGATTGTCGGTTTGGATCATCACTAAAAATGAATCCACAAGGCACTAGAGCTATTATCGGTGCGCATGCGGAAGATGGGGGTTCTGTTAACTATTCTGGAGCAGCATGGCTTGCTTATAGAAGTGGAACAACTTGGTTCTTCGCTAATAAATTAGAGCCTAATGATCCTCAACAAGTCGGAAATATGGCTTATGATACTTCTGTTGGCATGAGTGATGATGGACTTAGATATATTGTTGGCGCTTATAATGTAGATTCTACAACAAATAATGGCGGTGGAAAATATGGTGCAGCATATATTTTTGAAGGAACTAGTTTGAGTGGTGTGACTCAAAGAGTAAAAATTCAATCTCCTGGAGCTGATGATACATGGCCGCCGACTAATTGGTATCATTGGTTTGGAATGTCTTGTGACATGAGTGGAGATGGAGAAAGAGTAGTTATTTCTGCACCTCGCCAAGATACAACAGAAGGTATAGACAGTGGTGTTGTATACGTCTATAGGAGAAACTCTATTTCAAGTTGGTCTTTAGAAGCAACATTACTTGATACACTTTTACAATCTAGCAGTTATGCTGGAGATAGGGAAGTAACAATAAACAGTGACGGATCTTATATAGCATATGGAGCTGCAAACAATGGTAGAGTCTTTATATGGACAAGGTCAGGAACAACTTGGACACGTCAAGCTGTGGTAACTGGATCGAACCATTTCGGGTATAAACTAAATATTTCTAATGATGGTACTAAATTAGCATGTATGGAGTGGAATGCAACAGCAGGTAGTCAACCATATGCTGGTCTGGTCAAAGTTTTCACTAGATCTGGCACAACTTGGACTTTAGAAGAAACATTACAATCTCCAATACCACGTGATAGAGGAAGATTTGGTCATGGTATTCAATTCTCCGGAGACGGTAATCATCTTCTCGTAGGAGAATCACAAGATGCTAACAGCGTTTATCCCGGAGAAGCGCATGTTTTTGATCTAGTCCCATAGTCTTATAAATATTGTAAAAGGGTTGCTATGACTAAAGTAAGAGACATCATAAAATTTATGACTAAAACAGAAGTTACCAATACGCAAAATTTGCGATTGATAACTGAAAATGATGTTACTGTATTAATCGAAGAAGAACGTGCTACTGGAGTGGTTTCATACGATACTCCTGAAGACCTTCCTTTGATTGGTAATGATTCTGGTGATATGGCATATGTAGGTAATACGAATAGACTTTATTTATTCAATGGAGAAGGTTGGTATAATATTGCACTAGTCGACTCTGATCCTAGTATCAGTGGAATCAATTCTTCATATAATTTGGATAGTGCTGGATCTCAAACAATTATTTCAGTCGTCGGTACTGATCCTGAACAACTTCCTATTTCTTTTGGGTTCAGTACAAATGCTGCATTTGATAATATAGCCACTGTTACCCAAGATGATAATTTCTTCGGTATTTCCGCAAAAGCAGCAAACATTTCATCTAGAACAGGTGGTTCAGGCACAGTAACATTCACGGCGAGTGATGGCGTAAATATTACCACATTTGATTCTGTATTTACTTTAAAATATTTAACAAGCATTTCTAGATCTGCGACTTCAGTAAACGAAGGAAGTAATGTTACTTTCACTTTCAACACTAGCGGATATTCAAATGGTGAAACTGTACCTTACACTATCACTGGAGTTTCTTCTGCTGATATAAGTGGAGCAAGTTTGACTGGTAATGTTTCTATTACAAACAACACTGGTACTTTAATTTTGACGATTGCTTCAGATTTGACTACTGAAGGCGCAGAAACAATAACGGTTTATTCTGGTACAATTTCACAAACTGTCACGGTTAATGATACATCACTGACTCCTCCTGTAGCTGCGAGTTGGAGCAGTTCACCTACAGAAACAATTATTTCTGCCCCGACAGGATTAGGATATACCCCTGGAAGATTTGGATATAGTGTAGGAATTGATGCTGCAGGAGATACGATTATCTCTGGTGCTCAACAAACTTCGAGTTACCAAGGTTCTGCTCATGTTTTTTATCGTTCTGGATCTAGTTGGATAAATTCAGCAAACTTGTTAGCATCTGATGCTGCCGCAAGTTCTTATTTTGGGGCAGGTTGCTCTATATCTGGAAATGGACAATGGATTGCAGTAGGGTCTTATCTAAACAGTACAAACCATCCTTATGGTGCTGTTTATATTTTTCAACGGTCAGGAAACAATTTTACTCAAGTTCAAAAAATAACTCCTTCGAGCGGTAGTTATTTTGGTAGTTATACAGATTTAAATTATGACGGAACATATCTTGTTTCAAATAACACTGGAAATGGTAATGTAGAAATTTATACAAGATCCGGATCAACTTTTTCTTTTAGTGCAACAGCGACTCCTACTTCTTCTTTAGGAGGTGGCGGACAAATTGGATATGGTGTAGGGTTTAATAAAACAACTTCTTCTGCAACTACTCCAAATTATTTGGGAGTTGGGGCATATGCTTATAAAAATACAAATGATCCAAATGGTTATAGAGGTGCTGGATATATTTTCGTTAGATCAGGGAGTAGTTGGACTCAACAAAACGAAACTATTGGCCAAACATTATGGGATGGTTTAAGCTGGACAAATGTCACAATAAATGAAAATGGTGATAAAGCATATTGGGGTGCAATCGGTTATGGTCTAAGTAATTCATTATTCGGTGGTTCAGGAAGAATGTATGCACTAAATAGATCAGGAAGTACTTGGTCAACAGTAGCAAACTTTGCTGGGGCAAGTACAGCACTTGGTGATAATTTCGGTGGTTCTCATGATTGTGATTTGAGCGGTGATGTTTTACTTGTAGGGGCATATGGAAATTCTAGTTATGCTGGTAAAGCGCATGCTTTCAGCAGATCTGGAAACTCTTTTACAGAAGATGGAGTATGGACTGCATCTAATATCACCAGTAGTGATCTATTTGGTGGATCTAGTGGTTTGGTGATGTCTCATGATGGTTCAAGAGCGTTAATCGCAGCATACGGAAGAAACCAAATTTACGTTTATGAAGCATAAAGTGCTTTACTTTTGAATTTTTTTATAGTATAATATAAACATGATTGATTTGAAAACTATACATGATATGTGGTCAAAAGATTCCACAATAAATCCTATGAAACTAGATGAGTCTTCTAAAGAAGCGCCTGCGCTTCATGCGAAATATCTAGAACTACTTTCAACGTCTAAACTTCAACTCAAGCGAGCAGAAGCATCTCAAAAGTTGCTTCTGAAAGATAAGTGGTTATATTATAATGGCAAGATGCCTTATGAAGATATCGTTGAAAAAGGTTGGGAACCAGACCCTTTCAACGGATTAAAAATCCTCAAAGGTGAAATGGAATATTATTATGACGCTGATCCTGAGATACAGAAATCTGAGGAAAAGATACAGTACTATAAGACTGTTGTAGAGACTTTAACAGAGATTATAGATAATATCAAGTGGCGCCATCAAACCATAAGTAATATAATCAAATGGAAACAGTTCGAGTCCGGAAACTAAATCATTCAAATTTGCAGATAGAATCTGACTCAGGAATCGCTCAAGAACTTAATGAGTTTTTTAGTTTTTATGTTCCTGGATACAAATTCATGCCTGCATACAGAAGTCGCATGTGGGACGGTAAAATACGACTGTTTCAATTAAGAGACCGTACACTTCCTGCAGGATTATTTTATCATTTATCTGAT